TGCGCACCCGGAGAGACTCGAACTCCCAACCTTCTGATCTGGAGTCTGACGCCCAGGTGATCGACCTCGGCGCGTACCGGCTGGCGGTGGCGTCATGAACGCCCAGGACGTCGAGCGGCTGCGGCTGTCGTGGCTCAAGGCAGCCGAGACAGCCGACCAGGTAGCCCAGGAACTGGACGCCTCCACGGACTGGTTCCGGGAAGCATGCCAGGACGAGCGGGATGCCTACGCGGCTTGGCAGAACGCCAGGATGGTGTACGCCGAGCGGGCCCGGGAGAGTGTCCAGGACCAGCGTGACAACTTCATCCGTCGTGACCGACCGACGGGCGCCCAGGATGCCACCTCAACTTGGGAAGCTGATAACGCGGGTTCGGGTGATCCGTCATGAGCACGCTCGAGTTCGGCGCGATGCCGGAGGATCAGATCGTGCCCTGCTGCGCGTCGGCGGCGTACACGGGCGGTGACCGCTGCGACTGCTGGGTAGTGGAACTCGCGGACACACAGATGCCCTTGCAGGAAGGTCCGGTCGCGGTGCGACGGAAGGCGTGCGCGGACTGCGCGTATCGACGTGACTCGGTGGAGCGTGCTCGGGGCGAGGAGCCGAATCCTGACGGCGGGTTGATCTTCTGCCACTGGGACGCCCCCGCGGTCCTCCGCGCCGTGCACCCGCCGAGCGGTCACGTCATCGAGTACGCGCCCGGTGAGATCTACGACCCGGTGCAGCACGGCGACCGGGCCTGGAAAGTAACCGGCCAGCCCCAGGACTACTGCGCCGTGTCCGGCGCGCTCACCGGCGCACGCCGTCCTCGCGAATCGGGTGATCCGTCATGACAGCCCACGAGTACCGGATCGAGTACACAATCCAACGCGCACCCATCGATTCCGACGACTGGGAGGATGTCGGCTTCGGATCGTCGGGCGCGTCCGGGACGGTGAACGGCGCCCTGTACGCCGTCGAGAGCTACGTGCAGAACCGCCAGTGGGAGACCGAGCCAGGGATGCCCGACCCTGACAACCTCGAATCGGGTGATCCGTCGTGAGGCTCGCCAAGCCGGGCGATCTGGTCGAGCACCAGACGTGCCCGTGGCCGACACCGTGGTTCGCGACCGTCGTGGAGGTGCTCCCGCCGTGGGACGGCGTGACCAGGTATCTCCTGGACGACGGTCGCGTCGGCCCGTTTCATTGGGCGGTCGAGGACTGGGGCGACCCGGCTCAACCGTCGTTGTTGGGGGTCGGTGATCTGGATGGCTGAGAAAGGCATCGTTGAAGCGTTCCGGGTCTATCTGGAGTCGCTGGATGAGTTGGCCCGGGCGAAGGCGCGGGCCGAGCACGAGTGGACGGGCTGCCCCGAAGCTTGTCTACGTCGGCCGGAGTGCCGGTCCCGGCAGTCGTGCGACGTGTCAGAGTCGGGCCATGAGCAGGCGAGATAAGGATGTCTCGCCCGAGTGGGTCGCGCCTATCGGGGGATGGCGTACGGCTCTGAGGGCGGCAGGACGATCCCCGGCAACGATCATGACCAGGACTGACCATGTGGCGCGCGCATCGCGTGCCCTGGGCGGCTCACCGTGGGCGGTGACGGGCGATGAGTTAACCGGTTGGGTCAGCGCCCAGGACTGGGCACGGGAGACGCGTCGGAGCGTCTACGGGTCGCTGCGCGGGTTCTGGGACTGGGGTGTCGGGTCGGGGCGGTGCGAGGTGTCTCCGGCCGCTGTGTTGCCCGCTGTGGCTGCGGGACCGGCCCGGCCGAGACCGACACCGGAACGGTCCTACCGGGCCGCCCTGGCCGCCGCCGATGCCCGGGAACGGCTCATCCTGCGGTTGGCGGCCGAGTGCGGGCTACGGCGGGCCGAGATTGCGCAGATCCATGCACGGGATCTGCTGGAGGACCTGGGCGGCTGGTCCCTGGTCGTGCACGGCAAGGGTGGCCGGGACCGTGAGGTCCCGATGGCCGAGGGCCTGGCGACGATCGTCAGGGCGCAACTGATGGCCACGGGCGGATGGTTGTTGCCCGGCGGCGATCATGGGCACCTTTCACCGAGGTATGTCGGGATCCTCGCGTCCCGGCTGCTGCCGGATGGTTGGACGCTGCACACGCTGCGGCATCGGTGCGCGTCGGTGGCGTACGCGGTCGACAGGGACTTGCTCGGTGTCCAGGCGTTGCTGGGGCACGCGAGCGTGGCGACGACCCAGCGGTACGTGAAGGTGCCGGACGACGCGGTACGTCGCGCCGTCCGGCGTGCTGCGGCAGCCTAGGCCGCTCGCCTGGCCTCGGCGGGCACGGTGGGCCGGTAGACGACTCCGAGGCCACCGGCGATAGTGGCGACCGCACTGGTGGCGCCGGACACGATCGCGGTGGCGACCAGGGTGTGTTCGGGCGCGACCGCGGCGACGATGACGACAGCGCCTCCGCCGAGGGCACCGACGACCAGGGCGACCAGGTACGCGACCGTACGGGCCACTGGCGGGATCGCTGGGGCCTGGTCAGGGTCAGGCACGGTGGGGGTGCTCATCGGAGCCTCCGGTTCACCTCGGCCTGGACGGCCTTGGGGTCGTACCCGGCAGCCTTGAGCTTGCGGGACCGTTCGGGGTCGTTGCCCCACTTCCCCGCGATCACCTCGGCCGCCAAGGTCGCGACCGACTTGCCCTTCGGCTTGGACGCCTGGCGGTTCACCTCGGTCTGGACGGCGTTGGGGTCGTACCCGGCTGCCTTGAGCTTGCGGCTGCGGTCGGGGTCGTTGCCCCACTTCCCGGCGATCACCTCGGCGGCCAGCTGCGCAACGGTCTTCGTGGCCGTCGATCCCTTGTCTGCAAGGGTGTATCCGTTGCCCTCGACCTCGACGTAGCCGAGGAACGTCAGGCCCCAGCGCTGACGGACCCAGTCGATCGCAACCTTGCCGACACGGCCCGAGGTCGGGGCGTCGGTCGATGCGATCTGACCGTTCCCGATCGACACAGCGGCGTGACCGAAGCCGCGGGAGCCACCGGACCAGTACAGCATCCGGCCGGCGGGGATGTCGTCCAGAGACTTGATCGAGGCGGCCTTGACGACCTTGCCCTTGGCGAGGGCCTTCTTCCAACCGTCGACCGCGTCGGCGTCACGGTCGCCGTCCCAGTCACCGACCGCGCCGGTGCCGAAGATTTCGTTGGTCCACTTCTGGCACATCCCAACGGGATAAGCCTTCCCGACGTAGGCGAGGGCTCGGGCGACCGCGCTGGTTGCGGTGTGCGGGGCGTACTTGGTCATGATGTTTTCCTTCCGGTGATCAACAGTGGTGGCCAGGGCGGCCGCTGGTCGGGGGGTACGAGTACGCGGACCTGGGCGGTGTAGTCCTCCAGGACGCGGTTGATGGTGCGGACCTCGGTCACCTCGGCGCGGAGCCGGGTCACTTCCTCCTGGAGCTGGTCCACGGTCTGTTGGATCACGTCGGCGCGGGATGCTGTGCGGGCGTTGAGGAACACCAGGACGCCGGTGATGATCATCGCGACGGGTGAGCCGACCGAGGCGAGGTCCTGCCAGGTCATGACGGCGGCTCCTGGGGTGTCGGTGCGGTGAGGGCTGCCCAGGACGCGGTGAGCAGCGCCAGACAGCCGTACAGGGCCGCCGAGAGGTAGTCCCGGCTGGTCCAGCCCGACCCGATCCACGCGGCGGTGTACGCGACCGCCCAGGCTGTTGCCAGGGCTGCGATCGGGGTCGCTGCGGCCTGGTGCTGCCGCCACACGGCCGAGGCCAGGCAGACGAGCCCGGCGACGATCCACACGAGCGCCCACACAGTGATCGGGATGACGTCGGACATTGCCTCCAGCGCGGACGCCAGACGTTCCGGCCCGGTCGACGGTAGGTACGCGACCCCGCGGGTCACCCCGACCCCACCGAGGGCGACCAGACCGACGATCCGGGCATACCGGTTCCTCATCATGAATCCATGAACCAGAAAAGGCCGGCCGGGAAGAAGTAGTAACTTGCCAGCGTTCCCCCGGTACGAACCTGTACGGTGCCGTCCGACGTCTGAACCAGCCCACCGCCGGAAGTACCTCCGCCGGACGTCGCGTACCGGAACAGCGCGTTTCGGCCCTTGGGCCAGAAACCCGCGGGAACCGTGCCTACATTGAAGTTCGCCGATGCCGACATGCCAGTCGAGGACCACCCGCCACGGGCATAGGTCATGATCCCGATCCGTCGAACTTGCGGGACCTCGCTGGCCGACTGGGCAACGAATGGCGGAGTAAGGGCGATATTGACCCACCCCGTGTCTATGGGGGTATCGACCGGGACCGTTGCCTGACCGACCGTGGCGGACAGGGTGTCTGCCAGGGCTTGGGTGAAGGTCGGGTGGTCCTTGAGACGGTCAGAGCCGGTCACATAGGGCCATCCACCGGGGTTTCGAGTTGACCAGGACATCAGACTTTCCTAAACAGTCGTTGGGCGGATCGGGTGACGAGGCCGAGGTGGTTCCAGCGGAGCGGGTTGTAGATCGGGCAGTACTGCCATTGCGGGCCGACGACGGGTGTGCTGGTGCCGTCGTCGTAGGTGGTGCTGGCGGGGTCGGGCAGGTCGTCCCAGGTCAACGTCGATTGGCCGGACAGTTGGGCGGGCTCGACCTTGAGGGTCAGTCCGGTCCGGCCACCTCGGATCTGGAGTTCACCGCCCAGGACTCGCCACGCTGGGGTGAGGTCGTCGGGGCCGTTGGTGAGGAACACGCCGAGGCATCCGCGGACGCCGAGGGTGATCAGTGGTTCCAGGACGTCGGCCGGGACGCGGCTGGTGATGATTCGCCAGGTGTCGGTTGTTCTAGTTGGCTGGGCAGATGAGTACAGCCATGACTGGGCGACCCACTTGATCGGTCCTGGCGGAACGGATGGGACCGGGTCGGTCGGGAGGTTCTGGTAGTCCCACAGGTCACCGGCGACGCGTTGCTGTGAGGTCGACGCCTGCCGGGTGGTGTTGCGTTCGTAGTAGGTGACTTCGGCCGGGTCGGACAGCGGACCCAGATTGGTTTCCCTGGTCGAGACGTACCATCCGATGCTGACCTCGTTGAGGATCGTTCCGCGGTTGATCTGACGCGGTGTTTCGACCACGGTCCCGCCGTCGAGGTCGTACACGCCGGACTGTTGGTTGGTCACGCTGCCGAGCGGGCCCAGCAGTATGGCACCCTCGAGCAGATTGTTGGACCGTAGCTCGGGTGGCAGGAACGGGCTGTCGACGCCGCTGGAGGCCGTGATCCATGCGAGGGATCTCAGTCCTGGGGCGACGTGTCGGAGGGTGCAGCCGTCGAGGGATTCGTGCACGTGCAGGCCGCCAGCGTTGACGGTTTCCTGGAGCAGCGTCAGCACGGGCTGGTTGTCGACGTCGCGGGGTCGGGCCTTGATCACGTCATAGCCCTCGTACTGGGGAAACTCGATCAGCGTGCCGGTCCAGATTCCGTCCTGGACGAGCGGGAACGGGCAGGCGTCAGCGATACGTTGCAGGCGGCCGGGGTTGGTAGTCGATGTTGGGCTGAAGATCACCTGGGCGGGCATCGGTGCAATGTTGATCTTGGTTGCGGCGGCGCGGGCGAGGACGTCCCCGACGGTGAGTGTCCAGGCCCAGGTGGTTACGCGTTGGTGGGTGTCGGGGTCGTGGACGACTCGTTTGGTGATGGTGATGTCGTCGACCCACCCTCGCCATACCGGAACGGCGGCGCGGCCTTCCTCGACGGTGACGTAGACGACGACCAGGGACTCGTACTCGATCGCGGGATGATCGGCGGTCGCCAGGATCAGCTGGAGGGTGAGTTTTCCGGGGTCGGGGTGGTCACGGCTGGTCGCCTGTCCCCATTGGGCGGTCATGGTCTCGACGGCGGACGGGACGAGGCCGAGGAACGCGGGATCGGCGTCGGTGGTGTTCACGTTGAGGGTGTTGCCACCTTGGGTGATCGTGACGGTGACTGTGGCGGTCATACGATCGCTCCGCCCAGCGAGACCGCACCTCGGAGTCGTGCGTCGCCGTTGAGGATCTGGCGGACCTGGTCGGCGGTGGATCGGGGGTCGATAGCACCGTTGATCGTGATGTTGTTGTTGATCACGGTCGCGACACCGGAGGCTCGCGAGGGTGCGTTGCTGAGCCAGACACCGCGGGGGGCGAGTAGCGGGGTGGTGTCGGCGGCGGTCAGTTCGGATGGTGGCGCGGCGAATCCGAAGATCCCGCCAAACCCGCCGAACACGTTCCCGGCAGCGGCGGACAGGGCATCGCGGATCTGGCGTCCGGCGTCGCGGGCCATGTCGATTACCCGTTGCAGGCCGCCGATCACGCCGTCAACGAATCCGGTCACGGTGCCGGTCACCGACTCCCAGGCTCCGACCAGACCGTCACGGATTGCGCCGACGATCGTGTTCACCTTGTCCAGCAGACCTTGCAGGATGTCTTGTGCTGTAGAGATTGCGTTCCTGACCGCGGCGCCTACAGCCTCCCACACGCGACGGTTGGCCTCGATGATCCGGTTCCACGTGGTGACGAACCAGTTGACGATTCCGAGGATGGTTTCCTTGAGCTGGTCCAGGTAGGTGGTGATCGCTCCGATGATGATTTCCCACACGCGCCGGTTGGCCTCGACCCAGGTGTTCCACACTCCGGCGAACCAGGCGACGACGTCCTCACCCCAGCCGACGAGCCATCCCCAGAATGTTTGGATCGCGCCGGTGATCGCTTCCCACACAGCGATCGCGGTCGCCTTCACGGTGTCCCAGTTCGCGACCAGGAGCACGATCACGGCGATCAGGGCGATGATGCCGAGGACGATCCAGGTGACCGGGTTGGCCAGCAGTGCAGCGTTGAATGCCCATTGGGCGGCGGTCGCGATGCCCTGGGCGATCGCGACGGCCTTGGTGATGGCGTTGTAGGCGAGCACACCAGCGGCGAGGACACCGATCGCGACGGCGAGACCTTGGACCAGTGGGGCGTTCTCCTGCGCCCACTTGGCGAATTCGCCCAGCGCGGTCGCGGCCGCGCCGACGACGGGCAGGAGTGCCGTGCCGAACGCTGCGGCAGCGTTCTCGACGTTGGCCTGGGCGATCTGGGCCGACCCGGCCGCCGATCCGGCCTCGCGGGCGAACTGGCCCTGGGCGTCGGCGGACTGGGCGGCGAGCAGTGCCAGGGTGGCCTGGGCGGTCGCTTGCTTGTCGGCCTCGCCAGTGAGCCCGGACAGGCCCATTTTCGCTTTCTGGGCGGCAACATCGGCGGCTTTGATCGACACGCCGTACTTCTCGATCGGGTCGGTTTCGCCGCGGAGCAGGGACGACAGCGCCGCGACAGCGTCGCTGGTGGTCCCGCCGTAGGTGGCGGCCAGGTCAGCACCGAGCTTGACCAGGTCGTCGGTCTGGCCTGCCAGGGCGTCCATCGGGGTGCCCATGTTCTTCAGCTGGGCTCCGATGACCGAGGCCATCTCCTGGTACTGGTTGGTCGACAGGCCGACCGCACCGGCTGCCTGCTGGGCCGACGCCTGGACCTGGGCGGCGTGGTCCTTGAACACGGACTCGACCGCGCCGGTCGACTGTTGCAGGTCCGAGGCGTACTTGGCGGCGGCGGCACCGGCTGCGACGAGCCCGACCGCGACGGCCTTGGCGGCGGGCTGGGCCTTCTGCATTGCGCCCTTGAACCCGCCAGCCTCGGACTTCACCTGGCGCATGCCGTCGACGCCGGACTTCACATCGGAGACGATCCGGATCACCAGTGCCGCGTCAGCCACGGTTCTTCATCTCCTCGAGTAGGTACAGGATGGCGGCCAGGTCTTCGTCGGTGGCCTCGGTCATCAGCCAGGTGATGGGCCAGGCACCCTGGCCGGCGTAGGCGATCTGGTGCAGGGTGAGCACCCGGTCGCCTACGTCGTAGGGTCCACCTCGTCCCCTTGTTCGCCGGGCTTCATCGGGTCGCCGTTCTCATCGACGGCCATCACGTCGACACAACGGCCTTCGAAGCTGTCGTAGTCGCCGGTGTGGACGGGGTCCCCGATCCTCCGGATTGCTGCCCAGGCAATGAACGTGAGCCACAGGGCCGGTGCCTGCTGGAAGTCGGGCCACTTCTTCGCGGCGCGGGCGCGGTCCCAGCGGACCATGTCGCGGTTGTCGGTCTGCACGGTGACCTCGGCGTACTGGTCACTGTCGGGCAACTCCAGCGTGATCTGGACCCGTGGGGACCGGCGAATGTTGCTCATTCGCCGACCGCCACGATCTCGGGCTGGAGGACCTGCCACTCGAACTCGGCGCGGGCCTTCTTCTTCACGTCGCCGCCGATGTCGGTGGCCTCGACGGTGACGCGGCCGGTGATCTTCTTCCCGCCGTCGTTGTTCGGGGTGTAGGTGAACGGGAACGTCTTGCCGCGGTTGGTGAAGCAGAACTCCGAAACCGAGTCGTCGCCCTGGCCGAAGTCCTGGAGGAACTCGCCCTTGAGGGTCCACTTCTCGGTGCGGTCGCCCGACACTTCCTCGCCGGACAGGACGGGGATCGGGTCGTCGGTGTCGACCGAGGGCGACAGGGTCGCAGTGGTGATCTGGGACGCGAGCGAGGTCAGGCTTCCGGTCTCCCCGATGTCGAGGACACCGGGGCCAACGGTGAGTGTCTGGACGGGCATTGGTCATGCTCCTTTGATCTGGTTGACGGTGGTGGTGAGGTCGTCGGCGTAGGCGTCGACCCAGCTGGTCGACTGGGCGGCGGTCGTGGTCAGCCAGGGCCGTCCCGCCATGTAGCGGGTGCCCCAGTGCACGAACGGGGCGTACGGGGCGGCCACGACGACATCGGTGCCCTGGCCCTGGTGGCTGTTCGCGAGCCTGCCCGTCGCCCGGGGGGCAGCTTGTGCTGCCTCCCGGGCGAGACTGGTGGCGGCCTCGCGGCCCGCGGTGGTGTCGATGCCCTGGAGGTCGTCGGCGGCGTGGCCGAGCGTCCTAGCGAGGTTGTCGGCTCCCTCGACGGTCGTCGTGGTCACGGGGTCACCTCCAGGGTCAGTTGGGTTCGGTAGCCGGGCAGTGTCCGGCCGGGCAGCGGGTAGGTGACGGCCTGGACGGTCCGGACGTCCAGCACGGTCCGGACCTTGGCCAGGAGCTCGTCGAGGGTGTCCAGGGCGTCGCCGTTGTCGGTGGGCGGCCCGACCAGGTTGAGGTCGACCGTCACGGTGCACGTGGTGTCGTCCAGGCGGTCCCACTCCCCCGTGGCGGGGGTGACCCAGACACCGGCCCGGTGCAGGTTCTTCACGTCCGAGGTGGCGTGAATCCCTGCTGTGGTGAGGGTCTGGACGACGTGGCGGACGGCCTGGCCGATCATGTCAGCCGACCTGCGGGGTGGAGTAGGCGTCGATGCGGAGCAGCCTGGCGATGTCGGCGTCCGATCGGACGATGCCGACCGCGACTCCCTCGGGGGTGATCCCGGCGATTCCCTCGGGGGAATTGCGGCGGCGGTACAGGCGGGCGGCGAGCATGGTGGCGGCCTGGTGCGCGTCCGCGGTCGACGGGACAGCATCGTCACCCGGCGCTTCCCCGACGTAGCGGGTGACGATGCTGTCGGCCGCGGTGACGCAGTCCTGGAGGACGTCGTCACCGGACCCGTCGTTGCCCAGCTGGAGCCAGGCGGCGACGTCCGGGACCGTGGTGTGGGCCACCGATCAGCCCTCGGGGGTCGGAGCGGTGATGCTGGTCTTCCACAGGGCGCGGGCGTCCTCGACCAGGATCGCGGCGTAGCCGAACACGCCGAGGTCGACGCCACCCTTGGGGAGGTCGATCGCGTTGACGCGTACCTGCTTGCGGCGGGCGCGGGCGGCGCGGCGGTCGGCGGCCAGGATGGTTCCGGCCGCAAGGTTGGTGTTCGGGACCAGGGTCACGTTGCCGACCTTGACCGAGGTGTCGGAGATGTTGACCGGGGCGGTCTCTGCGGTCACCCACCAGGGCAGCGCGTCGCGGCCGAGGGCGAGGAACTGCGACCAGACGTCCCCGGCGAAGCTGAACACGGACACGTTCGCGCCGATGGTGGCGGCCTGGAGCCCGATCGTTGCCAGGGCGGTCGGCAGGTCGGTCTGGGCCGGGACCGCGGTCGCTGCGGCCAGGAGGGCCGTGCCGACCTTGGCCTCCAGGTAGCGGCGGGCGTCCTCGGTTGCGGCGCGGAACAGTGCCTCGACCATTTCGGAGTCGCCCAGGTCGACGAAGATCCGGTCGATGTCCCAGCCACCGGCGTAGCGGAACGCGTCGACCTCAGCCGGTACGGTCGAGACCTCGTTGGACGGGATCTCTGCCTTGTTCCCGGCGTAGTCAGCCACCTGGGGTCGGTTCTCCCACTTCCAACCCTTGAGCTTCATACCGACGAGGTCCTTGCCGTCGTTGAACAGGTCGAACAACGGCGTCGCGGTCTTCGACGCGGACCAGAACTCACCCAGCCACTCGTCTCGGAGGTAGCCCTTGCCGGCGTCGTCGGCCGGCACAACGTCGGACAGGGCCGCCATGACGGCACCGGCACCCTGGTTGTAGGCGGCGGCGATCGCGGAGCATGCCAGGTCCGCGGTCACACGGGGGGTGGTGGTCTGGGCGTACGGGGCTGGCGCGTGAGGGTTCGCGGCGGCCTGTAGTGCCTGGCCAGTCGCGGTCTGCACGGCGGTCCCGGTCTCGGGGGCCTCGGTGGTCTCGGTGGTGGTCATGGGCGGTTCTCCTTGTGGGTGTTGGGATGCGTGCACGGTGACCACGCGGGCGTCACCGAAGGCGGGCAGTGCGACCAGGGACACTTCGTTGAGGTGAGAGCGGGTCACGACGGCGTGGGAGCCGTCCGCGGCCTGGTGCTTCATGAGCAGGTCAGCACCGACCGAGAGGCCGTCACGGACGCCGTCGCGGGCCTTGGCGAGGGCGTCGTCGCCGTCGGCACCGTCGGGAACGTGGAACGTGCCCAGGACACCGGCGTCGGTCTGGTCGAGGCGGGTGCAGTAGCCGACCGATCGGGTCTGGTCGTGGTCGATCAGCAGTTTGACCCGCTTCAGGTCGGGATGGTGCTGCAGCGACCCGGCGCGGAACAGGATCGCTCCGGCGCTGGTGCGCTTGGCCAGGACGCCGTACGGCAGGACCAGGCCGGTGATGGTGCGGGCCTCGGCGTCGACGGCGAGCCCTGGCGCGTGGGCCAGTTCGACGTGCTCGACGGGGGTCGTGTCGTCGGTCATGCGGAGGCTCCGATCTCTGGTGCGTTGCTGGTCGGCTGGTTCGCTTCCATCGCCTTGCACTGTTCGGCGGTGTAGATCCCGGCGTCGATCGCGGTCTTGTATCCGGCCATGCGGGTGGCGAAGTCGGTGGCGAGCAGTGCGGCGGGGTCGGCGGTCGCCCAGGTGCCCCGTGGGAGTACGTCGTCCAGGGACAGCCGTCCGGTGATGGCGTCCAGGTACGGCTGGAGGGTGTAGTCCAGGAGCTCACGGGACCGGCTGGGGACGTTGCTGTAGGTGAGGCTGGAGCCGGTCACGACGGCGTCGACGGCCCAGCCGGGCAGGTTGAGCAGCTGCGCCAACTCTTTCTCGGCCTGCTGCCGTCCCGCGATCAACAGTTGCTCGATCGGCATGGTGAGCGGTTTCGCTTCGATGCCCTGGTTGGTGAACGACACGCCTCCGTTGGTGCCCTGGCGGGCCTTGACCCACCGGTTGATCAGGGCGTCGATTTCCTTGTCGGTCATCCGGTCGCCGGACACCTGGTGCAGGTCGATCGCGGGGACGGGGTTGTTCGCGACCCGGGCGGCGGACCGGGCGAGCGAGCGGGCGGAGCGGAGCACGGCCCGGCCGTAGGTCAGGATCCCTTCGTGGGGGCCGTCGATCCGGATCACGTCCTCGAGCGGGACGGGCTGGTTCCAGGCGAGCAGCTGCCCGCTGTGCGGGTCCCACGAGATTTCGTGCTCCGGTGCCCAGACGACATGGTTGGGTTTGCCGGTCGAGAGCCGTTCGGTGACCAGGAGCCAGGCACGGCCGTGGAACAGCAGCGAGTCGACGATCCAGGCCATGGTGAGCGCGCGGGCCCGGAAACGTTCGGGCTGGGTGATGATGCCGGGTTGCTCGGCCAGCGGACCGGCCGGGGTGACCGCGGTCAGCGCGAGCCGGGCGGCCTGGCCACAGATCAGGTTCCGTCCGCGGGCGACCGCTGGCAGGGCCATCGCGTCCAGCCGGGTGACCGGGCGGGTGTCCTCGGGCAGATCGAGCAGGTGTGCCCAGGTCACGGCCTCCAGGTGGCTCGTGTCGGCCCAGGGCGACAGGATGCCGGTCTGCGCCGTGTCGAGGTGACGGCGGCCGAACCCGAGCCACGAGAGGATGCCCACACCGACGATCCTCCGGACGCCGATCAGGTTCTACGAATCCCGTGCCATTGGCTCGTGGCGTGTCGGAACTGGTGCCGGTCGGGGTGGCACATCGTCTCGTGCGTGACGCCGAGGGCGCGGGCCTGGTCGTCGGTCCCGCCGAGCCCGCGCCAGCCACAGGTCGGGTCCAGGCATACGGCGAGGGTGGTCGTCGCGGACCGGTCGAGGCGGATCACCAGTCATCACCGCCCAGGGCGGCCGCGTCCTCGGGGAACCGGATCACGGGGGCCTCGCCGGGGCGGGTGTGCTCGGCGGCCCGGACGGCGAGGGTGGCGGCGACCAGGGCAGCGATCGATCCGGCCGACCCGCGGCGTGACCAGGCGTAAGCGCCGTCGCTGGTCGGGCGGGTCTGCGCGACCGTGACCGAGGCGCGGAGCGCGGGCGAGCCGTCGTGGGCGAGTAGGCCGTTCTCGGCCCGCCACAGCAGCGCACCGCACGCGGTGGCGTAGTCCCTGGTCGGGATGCCGAGCACGTCGACCAGGTCGCGGCGGAGCTCGTCGGTCACCTGGCGGGACGGGCCGTCCTCGGGCGCGACCAGGACGACCCGTTCCGGGCCGCCCAGGGCGGTCTGGGCGTCGCGGACAGCGTCGGCCAGCCAGTCGATGCCACGGTCGGCGCGGACGGTCCGTAGGGTCGCGACACCGTCGACCAGGTACGCCGCCCAGATCGCGGCTTCGGACCGGTCCTCGGCCACGTCGTACGCGAGCCCGATCGCCACACCGTCGGGCACCGTGGGCGACGGCGTGGCGAGGTCGTCCCACCGGTCGAGCGGGATGATCGTCTGCTGGCTTGAGGTCCAGCGGTTGCCGTAGGCGCGTTCCCACTCGCCGCGGGTGGTGGACTCGGCGTCAGCGGCCAGCGCGGCCTGGTCGACGGTCAGGCCCAGGGCCGGGTGGAACCGTGCCCAGGCGGCCGGGTCGTACACGTCGGCGTCGTCGGGGCAGGAGTACTCGACGTAGCAGATCCCGGCGCCCTGGTTGCCGTCGCGGACGGTCTGCCGGCCGAGGTCGACCCAGCGGCGGAGCCAGGTCGACTCGGACGTGCCCGCGGTCGACACGATCCACCACTGCCGGTCTTTCAGGGTGATCTGGGCTGGCCGGATCGCGCCCTCGAGCGCGTTGCCGGCGGCCGCGTCAAACGCGAACGCCTCGTCAGTCATCACCAGGGGCGGGGTGTAGCCGTGCAGCGACTTCGGGGTCGGCGCGAACGGACTGATGCGCGAGCCGTTCGGCCACAACAGCCCGGAGTCACCGGCAGCCTTGCGGACGGTGGTCAGGCCACCCATGAGCGGGGAGTCGTCCACGGCCGAGACCAGGTCGAGCCAGCGAGCGCGGGCGTCCTTCCCGGTCTGCGCGGTGTAGAACGCGAGCAGTGACGGCCGCATGATCGCCCGCTGCGCCAGGACGGCCCGCATGAGCGTCGTCTTGCCCGACTGGCGCGGCACGGTCACCACGACCACGGGGTAGCGCCACCGGCCGTCCTCGAGGCGTTCGGTCGCGACCCGGGCGACCGCGGCCTGCCAGGGCATGAGCGGCGTGCCGAGCATCGCGGCGACCTCACCGATCGCGGCCAGGTCGTGATCGGCACCAGGGACCGGCGCGGTCGCGTACGTCGGGACGGCCTCGGACCGACCGTCACCGGTGCGGGCGAGGTTGACCCGGTCTAGGTGGCGAGTCAGCTGGTCCATGGGGTCGCTCGCCTGGTCACCGGGCAGCGCGGCCAGGCACTCCCGGAGTTCCTTGGCCAGCTGCGCCTGGGCGTAGCCCTTCCCACCCGACGACGCCGATCGGGCGAGGTTCAAGATCACCTCGGCCAGGATTTCGTGCTGTGGCAGGAACCCGTGCCGGGACCGAGCCTCGGCCAGCTGCGCGGCGGCGGTCTGGTACAGCGCCGACGCTTCCGGGTCGACGCCGGCCGAGCCGAACAGTGCGGACTGGGCGACCATGATCAACTCACCCGACCATGATCAACTACGGCGCCGATTTTTCCGGCTCCAGGGGGTGGGAGTTGGCCACCGGTCGGGGTGGTCTGGGCCGGGCTCGGCCCGGCTGGGCCGGATTCGTCTGGACCCGGGGAAGAGACCGGCAGGAGTCCTTCCGGGGTGGAAGCGGGCGCGCTGAAAAACCCGGCCAGGGACGGACGCTCGGCCGGACGGCCCACCGAGGCCACCGAGGTGCCCTGCGCCTGGTTGCAGTGCATGCATGCCGGGACGAGGTTGTCGAGGCTGTCCGGGCCGCCCAGCGACCGAGGGATCACATGATGGGCCGTGGTTGCGCGCCAGGTGCACCCGTCCAGCGTCAGGGCGCACCGGTCGCCCTTGTGCTGCAACGTGAGCCGGGTCAGGCGTTGCGCCTTGCGGCCACCCCACGGCTTCACTGGGCGGCCTCGTCGGCCAGGGCCAGGGCGGCCTGGCGGTTGTGCTCGCAGGACAGGCACGGGCAGGTCGGCACGTGCTGGCCGATGTACTCGAACACCAGGGCCTCGGACAGCCGGGACATTGCCACGTGGACGCGGGTCAGGTTCACCGGGACCGTGATGTAGTCGGCGGTCGGGTCTGCCCGGTAGACACGCTGCACGATCCGTTGGACCTCGGCCCACAGGATCGCGAGGTCGAGCACGGCCACCTCGGCCTCATCGGCAGCCGACCGGTCCGTTGCTGCGGTTGTGACGTCGTGGGCACTCATCGGCGGGCCTCCAGGGTCTGGGCGTGGCGCTTGCTGGCGGTCTCCAGGGCACGCAGGGCGGCGATCACGAACTGGCGGGCCTCGGCCACGTGGGCGACAACCTGGGGGTCGGCGTTCTGCATCCGTAGCTCCAGCTGTTGCTGGCGGAGGTTGTGGGTCACCGCGTGCCGCATCGCGGTCCACTCGGCGGCCCACTGGCCAGCTGCGGCGACCTGGGAAGGGTTCGGCTTCATCGTCATGCGGGCTGCTCCTTACGCAGGGCGGCCCGGCAGGCAGCAATGCGTGCCAGGGCCTCGGATGGGGGGACGGCTCCTGGCGTCGTGACGCCTAGGTCACTCACACGCGAATCGCGCGCGCGGTCTGTACTCGGTGTAGGTACTTGTCCATAGGTAGGTTCAAGTTCTTGGTTTGGGTCCGATGATCGGACCCCCTTACGTCCGGGAATCGGACCCCCTCCCCGTCCGGGAATCGGACGGGGTCCGGGAATCGGACCGGCTCCATCCTGGTCGAGGGGTAGCGGGTCACCACGAAGGTCGGAGGGGGTGCCACGCCAGATATTGGGCTGCCACACGTTCGGCCGTTGATCCTTGGGCAGGTGGGATACGTAGCGCCGGTCGCCAGGGACCAGGTAGCCGGCGGAGTGAAGCTCCTGGAGGCTCTTGATCACCGTGGAACGCGCCAGGCCGGACCTGCGAACGATCGTCGGCACCGACAACCACGCCACGCCAGATTCCGAGTTAGCGGCGTCACACAGCAGCATCAACACACGCCACGGGGCGGGCTTGAGGTCGGCCAAGTACAGCGCCCAATGCATCGCCTGCGTGCTCACCGTTGGACGTCTCCACGGCGGAACACCAGGGCACCTCTGCGGCCAGGCAGCCGGCCTGCCGGCTGGAGATGCCCCTTGGCGGCGCGGCGGGTGACCGTAGACCGGTCCACGCCCAAGATCACGGCAGCCTCGGCCACACCGATGAGATCGTCGTTCTTCATATCGGCATGGTTGTGCACTGCACATTCATGTGCAAGACGGCGCGCCGATGTACTCGCCCAACGGAACGGCTATGCACTACGCTGTGCACATGAGCCAGAACGCATACCGGCTGGACGAACGCCGGACACCGCTGTTCTCCCTGGGCGATCACCTGCGTAAGGCCTTGGACGTGTCCGGGGTCTCCAGCAAGGAGATGGCCGAACTACTCGGGGTCAGTCGGAACACGATCAGCAACATGCTTCATGACAAGGTGCCGGTGCGTCGGCAGACCCTGCTCCTGTGGTCCGCTCGGACCGGGGTGTCGCTTCGGTGGCTGGAGACTGGGTCCTACGCCGAGGCGGACGAGGATGACCTCATCGACCAGGCATACATGTGGCGGCAGCAACTGGCTGAGCGTCACGGCCTCGAAACTTACGAAACCCCCACAGCCGATGGCCGTGGGGGCAAGTTGCGCACCCGGAGAGACTCGAACTCCCAACCTTCTGATC